CCCACGCCACGAGATGATGCGCTACCACTTGAACCTCTTTGTCCAGCCACCAGACCGCTGGATCGGGCTTGACCAGTGGATGAAACTCAAGGACCTCGCCCAGGCGCCCAAGCCAGGTGACCGCATCGCAATCGGTATGGACGGCAGCTACTCGCGTGACGCCTCGTCGCTCGTGGGCTGCACGCTGGACGGCTATCTGTTCCACATCAAGACTTGGGAGCGCAACACGCGCGACCCTGAGTGGACGGTGCCACGAGCCGAGGTTGATGCGGCTGTTGATCACGCGATGCAGACCTACGACGCCACCCTCTTCTGCGATCCTCCAGGCTGGCAGACAGAGATTGAGCAGTGGGTGCTTCGGTACGGCGCGCGAGTCGCCATCTTCCCAACCTCATCGCTGGAGCGAATGGGTCCAGCCTGCGACCGATTCTTCACGGCCGTGGCGACTGGCGAAGGGATGCGACACGACGGCGATCCGCTGGTCGCACGACACATCGGGAATGTCCATACGAAACAGACCCGATACGGTACTGTTCTCGGCAAGGCGTACAAGTCCAGCCCTGATAAGATTGACGCTGCTATCGCTAGTGTCATCGCTTTTCAGGGTGTAAAGTCCCTGCTAGTTGAGCCTAAGGCTCAGGCTAAGGTTGAGTGGATTGAACTGTAAGGAGACAAATGGGAATCCTTGATCGCCTTCTAGGGCGCCAGCAATCCGAGGAGCGAACTATCGGGGGACGGTGGTTCAGTGGCGAGACAGATTCAGCAGCAGGCGTCTCAGTAAATCAAGAGAACGCGACTAGTATTGGCGCCGTCTATGCGGCGGTCAAGCTGTACGCCGACACCGTTGCCGCGTTGCCGTGGGATACCTACATCCGCATTGACGGCACGCGCCGACCATATCGCCCGCGCCCAAGCTGGATGGATACGCCGCTCCCGGCGAACCCTAACTTCACATCCTTTGACTTCAAGCATCGCGTCGTCAGCAGCCTGCTGCTAGACGGCAACGCCTTCATCCTCTTCCTGACTGGTCGCAACGGCGATGTCGTAGAGACTCGCGTGCTTGACCCTGAGAAGGTGGATGTCTTCCAGAACGCAAAGGGCGAACCTGAGTACCACATCAAGACCACCAACGGCGTCACCGTCCTCGGCGCTGACTCCATCGTTCACATCACACTGTTCGGCACTGGCGAGTCGCTACGCGGTCTGTCGCCAATTGAGCATCACAAGGTGACCCTTGGACTTGCGGCCGCAACGCAACTCTTTAGCGCAAAGTTCTACGAGAACAACGCAAGCGTCGGCGGCATCGTGAAGGTTCCAGGCGAACTGACGCAGGATCAGGCAGACGCACTTCGCAACGGATTCTCACGCCGCAACAGCAGCGTCAAGAACGCCTTCAAGGTTGCCGTCCTTACTGGCGGCGCAGACTTCCAGCAACTCGGCGCGAAGGTCTCTGACTTGCAGCTCGTTGAGACGATGCACTACAGCGTGGAATCCATCGCGCGGCTCTATGGCATCCCACTGCATATGCTTCAGGTGCCAGGCGGCAACACCTCATACGCTTCGGTAGAACTGATCGGCATTGAGTGGCTGCGTCTAGGACTCGGCCCACTCATCGCTCGACTTGAGGCTGGCTTCCAGCGTCTCGTGCCAGGCAGCCAGCAGACCTTCCTGAAGTTCACGCTGGACGGCTTGCTTCGCGCCACCACACAGGAGCGATACAACTCCTACAGCACCGCGCTGAACAACGGCTTCCTGAGCCTGAACGAAGTGCGCTCACTTGAGGACCGTTCGCCAATCGGACCAGCAGGAGATGAATACTGGAAGCCGCTGAACATTGGAGTGGTAGGTCAGGAGCAGCCTAAGTGAGCTACATCATTACCGACATTGACGGCACGCTGACGACAACTGGTGACACGCCGAATCAGCCCTACATCGACTGGCTCAACGAGCAGGTGATGAGCGGCGAAGAGCAGATCATCGTCGTGAGCGCGCGTAGCATTGACCGACTTCAAGAGACCCGCGCTTGGCTTCAGGAGAACAAGGTGGCTGGTGTTGAGGCCGTACACCTGAACGACTTTGAGGGAACGCCGTTTGCCACTGGACTAGCGTTCAAAGAATACAAGTACAAACTGCTCATTGAGGAGTTCGGCGCCGACAACATCGAGATGGTCGTAGACAACGACGCCGATGTCCGAGCACTGGCGCGTGAGTTGGGGCTTGAGGCGATGACGCCAGACGAGGCAATCGCCTCCGCGATGGATGTGACTGAAGAAGAGAACGCCATCCGCGCTCAGGTTGATGTTCCTGCCTATATCCAGAGCGCAGCAGACAAGGGACTCGCCTACTACGCCGAGGGACTCGGCGGCGACGGACTAGTCGAGCAGACAATCAGCGACGCACGCGACCTTGCCGGTGGCAGCGTCAGCGATGAGAAGGCGCGACGGATGATCGCGTGGATCGCGCGGCACCGCGTAGACTGGGAAGGCGTACCGCAGAACAGCGACGAATCCAACGAGAACTTCCCAGGTCCTGGCGCTGTGGCCGCCTACCTCTGGGGCGTGAATCCCACACAACCAGACGGCGCTGACCGCGTTGTACGATGGGCAGAAGGCATCGTTGCCGCGCTTGAAGACAGGGAGATCATTGACTTGAAGGAACTTGAGACTCGCGCACTTCCAATGGGCGACTTCACCGTCACCGAGGGCGAGGATGGGCAGAAGACCTTCACCGGCTACGCCGCGCTCTTCAACACGCCATCCGATGGGATGCAGTTCACCGAGGTCATCGCGCCAAACGCTTTCAGCCGAACGCTGAAGCGTGTTGCCGATGGCAAGAAGATGATCTCCTTCCTCTTCGGACACGATGAGACCCGCGCACTTGCTACGACTGCAAGCGGCCGCCTCACACTGACTGAGGACGCACGCGGCTTGAAGGTTGAGGCGAAGTTGGACCCAGCCGATCCAGATGCAGCCAGCGTGATCAGCAAGCTGACGCACGAGGCTCGCTCGATGGGAATGTCCTTCGGGTTCTCCATTCCAAAGAACGGCGATGTCTGGGAAGAGGCTGTTCGCACACTCAAGGAGATCAACCTGTTTGAGGTGAGCGTTCTGTCCGCTGGACAGACTCCTGCTTATCCGGCAACGATTGGTCTCACGGCTGTTCGCAAGGTGTCCGCTGACAAGATCGGCGTAGACGGCGACCGCCTAATGAATACGCTGGAGAACATCAAGTCAGCAAATCCGCTGACGGAAGATGATCTTCAGGTGATTGACCAGGTGCGCGAGAGGCTCGCGCCAAAGCCAGTCGGAGTTGATCCGTCTGTTGCTCTGGCGATGTTGCAGACCAAGCGCCTGATGGATCAGGAACTCTAAAGCCACGAGGTCAGCGTCCCGCTGCGCGAAGTACGCAAGCCCACGCACCGACCATCCCGCTTGGTGAGTCAATAGCAACAACAAGGGAATAGAAGCGCGCCCAATGAGGCGCAAAGGAGTAAAGAAATGGCATACGACAATCTTGCCGACAAGCGCGCGAACCTGCTCACGCAGGCTCAGGCGATTGTCACGGACCTCGCCGAGAAGGGTGGAGTCCTAGAAGGCGACGCAAAGCAGCAGTTTGACGGTCTCGTTGCAGAGGCTGGCACAATCGCTGAGGCAATCCGTTCGGAGAAGGCCGCAACAGAGGCTCGTTCACAGGCTGACGCAGCTCGTGCCGAGTTCGCTGCTGTGATCGCTCCGAAGGCTGACCGCGACGACAACGCAGAACTCCGAGAACTTGCCCGCAATGGCGGCAGCAAGACCTTTGAGAAGCGCGATGTTTCTCGTGCATCAGGACTTGGAAACCCAGTCGACATCTTCAGCCGCGTGTCGGTTGTTGCTGGTCAGGTAAACCCTTACCTGAACCCAGATGTGGTCTCGGTTTACAATGTGAGCACCGGCAATAACCTTCAGTTCCCACGAGTCACGGCTCTTGGAACCGCAGGTTCATTCGCTGAAGCTGCACAGATCACCGAGTCAGACGGCACGCTGAGCGCGCTGAGCCTGACCCCAGTGAAGTACGGCATCATCCTTCAGGTCACCAATGAGTTGGTGAACGACGCTGCGTTTGATCTTTCAGCGATGATCGCTGACAAGATGGGTGCAGAAGTTGCAGTCAAGCACGGCGCCGTTGCAGGCACCGCGATCTGCGCTGCAGCAGGGACCGCTGGTACCGCTGGTACCTTCATCCCAACCTACGCGGAACTGGTATCACTCCAGTATTCCGTGAAGCAGCAGTACCGAAATGCTCCGAAGGCGGGCTTCCTCACGAGCGATACGAACCTCGGGACGATCCTCGGGATCACATCGTCGTCAGTGCCAATCTTCCAGCCAGGTGGTCAGGGTGGCGTTGATCGTCTCCTTGGCAAGCCTGTCTATACGAGCGGCGGCATCGCAAACTTCGCAACTGGCGTGAAG